TGGTGATGTCTAGGAGTAGATGTCGAAGAGGTCGTTAGTTCCGTTCCAATCCTCCTCGACGTACTCAGCGAAAGAGAAACCGTCAGCACACTCGACCGAGTACTGACTGCACATGGCGAGCGCGGCTTCCCAGTCGAACGCCTGTCGCTCCTGCATGTCCTGATCGTTGAGAAGCTCAAGCGTTTCAACGTCAAGGGTGATGCACTCTTCGATGGTGAGGTTGTCGATGCTCATTGTTCTAGTTCTCCATGATGGTTTGAAATGGAATGCTCATGCATTCCCATCTACTCACATGCAGTGCATGCAAGTAGAAGGGAACCCATAAGGGTTCGGGGGTCATGGCTTCAGCGAAGAACACTGGACAGTCGTACTTCGACTGCACGGTCATGGCTTTGGTTGAAGGTTGTATGCCTTCGCACTTTGCTCGCGTTGGTTCTTCTCATTGCCTTGGCTCGCCCCAATGGACCCGATCTACACAAGTCAGAGAGTCACCCTGCATTGATACGCAGAGCATGTCACTCATGAAGGTCATCGCTTTCGCTAACGGCTTGCACTCGTTCAGTCACTGGCGTCACTCATCTCATGGATGAGAGGACAAGTGATCAGAGCGTTTGCCCCTTCGACTGATCGCAGACGTGTCATGGAAGAATGGCGCTGTGTTCTCGATGCCTCCCGGCATTGAGTCATACGCTTGTGACCATACGCTGCGAATGAATTGAGTCGGCGACATGCACTGCATTGCATTGCATTCGACTTGCTTCGATCGGTTGCATCCCAGTGCGCTCGCGTCATGCCTCTTCTGCAATGCCTCCTGTCCGGCACTCGTCGCGTCACGCTATTGGGGATGCGTCATTCACTTCAAAGCTAAACCGACACACACACTCTCGATGCCATCCAACCAGACCGGCCTCATCGCAATGCATTGCGTGGGGCTAGGCGTTCACTCCGAAGAGTGCGCTAGGCGAACCGTTGGAAAGGTCGCGAGTGCGGCGTTCGACTCCTGCATGCATGCAGTGCGTCGATCCGCTTTGAAGCTTCCCACCTATGTCGGGAGTCGTCCTGCGCCAGAGGCCCGCGTGTGCATGCAACCGTCGAGGCATGCACTGCACAGGCGTGTGCGCCGAAGTGAACCCTCACCGTACGCATGGCTTCCGTTCACTTCGCTCCCGCTCATGGCGGCACCGCCGAGGTATGAGCCCGGCTAGTGGAGGAGGCTTCGGGCTATGTCCCCGTCGCCTTGCCTCTCTGCGACCGTCGTCGCATGTCCAGAGAGTCGGCTCCGCCACCGATGTGCTCAAGTGCGTCTCATCACGTCTGGGGTCTCAGGGTCTAGGCATAAAGGAAGAAAGACTTTGGGGATAAGCCATTGAAATCATTACGTTTTCCTACCCCTGAATGTGTCGAAGAAAACCTCATTTCACCTATTGACAAATCAAAATCACTCTTATCTACCTGTTTTTATTACCTTTTTTCTTGTTAGTTGAGCCGATCCTAAAAGCTCAATGATCTCAGCCACTTACAGCCGGAGTTGCAATTGTAAAAGTTTTGTAAAAAATAAAAACAACACATCTGCGTGTAGGATTTTGACACATTAATGTTTCAAAGTGTCCGGGCTCAGACCTGCCCTCATCCACCTCTCAGCCACTGGTTCATGCCTAATGTTGTTATGCCGACGCCTAACAATGTTATGCGATCGACTAATACACAGTACTTTGTAACTGGAGTCATCTATTGAATGACCCATGACTGTTCCTACATACTCTGTCGTAATGATGAGAGGTAGGGGCGATGGCAGGTAAGAAAGACAAGGCTGATGCACGCGAACTAACAGAGCGACAACGTCGCTTTGCGTTGCAGGTGCTGGAAGGTAAAAGCCCAACGCTGGTACATGCTTACCGTGAGGTGTATGACTGCAAAGGGGACAGTCCTAAGCAGAAGAAGGCGCAGGCTAATGAAGCGAGCCGGCTGTGGAAGCACCCTGGTGTTAGGTCTTTCTCTGAGGAGTTCAGAAAGAAAGCTGAAGCTCAGCGTGTTAGGCGAGAGGTTGGCGAGCGTGAACGAGTCAGGCAGCGCCTCTGGTCTGAAGCAGACAGTGCCGACCGAGCAAGTGACCGCATCAATGCATTGAGGCTGTTAGGTCAGGACGCTGGCATGTTCACTGAACGAGTCGAAGTGAAAGAGGCAGACGATGTTATGTCTGATGCCGAAGTGATTGCAGAGATTGAACTCGCTCTTCGCAATGCAGAGGATGTTAGTGTTAGGCCGTTAGGCGAAGGCACTGAAGACAACGCAAGCGATGATCAAGTGGATGACGATGACAAGCCTGATGGTTACTTGATGTGACACGCCATTGTGTATTAGGTGTTAGGCGAGCCTGTCAGAAGCGACCCGGAGGTTGACACTCTGCTGTGTATTAGTCGGGGCACCCCAACCCCCCTTCGCGCGCACGCGCGGACGCCAACCCCTACATACTATTTTGCTCAAACAATCCCCATTTCCAAAACATCTCTAATCCCAACACAACCAGATATATTTGAAATCATTTGACCGCTAAAAAGGAGTCCCGTGCCTCGGTATAAACTTTTCTGGTACCAGTCCCAGTCAGACCAGATCAACTCATGGGAGTTCCAGTTCAAAAGGGCTGGGTCAGAGGAATGGGAATGGGTTTCCTTGGTACAGCCTGTTGATGATTGCTTAGAGTGCTTTCAGGCTTTTGTGGAAATACCGGAGTCTGCAATCCTTGTTAGATCCAGGGCTCAAGGTGATCTCGGGTACAGTGCTTGGTCTAAACATTTACCTATCTATCTTCCTGAACCTGGGATTACAGCGAGTCTTTTAGTTAGTCTGTTATTTTTAGCTTTTACAAAATCCTTAAGGGACTCCTACCTGTGGGGTATACTACCCAGGCTGAAAAAGTTTTTTTGATCGAGGGGTTGCGTGTCAAGGGGGGGTATTTGTTATACTCCCTACACCAGGGGTGCTTATCTCTGATTTCCCAAAAACCTTCTATATATTGGTTACTTAGGCTGAGGGCCTGGATGCCCCTCAGCCTTTATTGTTTTTGGGGTCTGGCTAGAACGACATGCCATGTTCTGGTTATCTACCGTCCGGCACCAATAACTCTTGGAGTCTGACTATGTGGGTGGGAACTCTGTCTTGTCGTTAGATTTTGATGACTTAGCCCGACTTGAGCCTCTTCTCGACAATCTAGACAAGCTTTCTCCTGACCATGCCAGGAAGCTTCATAAGCTTGTGAAGAAGTATGAAGGGCTGAAGGTTCAGAAAGAAGGGCAAGAGAAGTATCTGAAGTTCGTCAATGCAGTGTGGCCGTCGTTTATCGAGGGACGCCACCACGAACTGATGGCAGATGCTTTTGAGAGAGTGGCTAAGGGAGAGTTGAAGCGGCTGATCATCAACATGCCGCCGCGCCATACAAAGTCTGAGTTCGCGTCCTACATCCTCCCGTCTTGGTTCCTTGGGCGCTGCCCAGAGAAGAAAGTTATCCAGACTGCTCACACAGCAGAACTGGCAGTAGGTTTTGGTAGAAAAGTCAGGAATCTAGTTGGTAGTGAGGACTACCAAAAAGTTTTCCCCGGCGTTTCTCTTAGACAGGATTCAAAGGCCGCAGGCCGCTGGAACACCAGCGCAGGAGGGGAGTACTTCGCAATCGGGGTCGGGGGCGCTGTGACGGGTAAGGGCGCGGACCTGCTCATTATCGACGATCCACATTCTGAGCAGGAAGGTCAAAGTGCTGATGCCTCCGTCTTTGACCGGACATACGAGTGGTACACCTCCGGCCCTCGTCAGCGTCTACAGCCCGGCGGCGCGATCGTTATTGTGATGACTCGCTGGCACAAGCGGGATCTAACTGGTCAGATCCTCAAGTCATCGATACAGCGATCGGGCTCGGACGAGTGGGAGGTAATCGAGCTACCTGCCATTCTCCCATCCGGCAGCGCCCTCTGGCCCCAGTTCTGGAAGCTCGATGAGTTAGAGAAGCTCCGGGCCGAACTCCCCACATCGAAGTGGCAAGCCCAATACCAGCAGGATCCCACGTCCGAAGAAGGGGCGATCGTAAAGCGGGAGTGGTGGAAGATCTGGGAAGATGAAGAACCGCCCCCCTGCGACTTCATTATTCAATCTTGGGACACGGCGTTCCTCAAGACGCAACGGTCGGATTACTCGGCCTGCACTACATGGGGTGTTTTCTACAGGGAAGGGGATGACGGCAAGTTCCAGCCGAACCTCATCCTTCTGTCGGCGTTCAAGGACAGGATGGAGTTCCCGGACCTGAAGAGGTTCGCCCTCGACTACTACAAGAAGTGGGAGCCTGACTCCCTCATCGTTGAAGGTAAGGCGGCAGGCATGCCGCTCATATTTGAGCTGAGAGCGGTAGGCGTGCCTGTGCAGGAGTACACGCCCTCCCGTGGGAACGACAAGATTGCGCGAGTCAATGCTATCGCTGACCTCTTCGCCTCCGGCATTGTCTGGCGTCCAGAGAAGAGGTTTGCGGAGGAAGTGGTCGAAGAGTTTGCTTCGTTCCCAGCGGGAGACCACGACGACCTCGTAGACTCGTCAACGCAGGCGTTGATCAGATTCAGGCAGGGTGGGTTCTTGCCCCTCGACTCAGATGAGGACGGGGAAGAAGACTTCATCCCGATCAAGGCGGATTACTACTAATGAGTGCTAACCAATTCAGAGACTTTCTGAGAGATAACAGCAGGGGCCACATGGTTCCGTTGGTTACGGATGAAAGGTTCAGCCAGTACGGCAGAGGCGCTCTGGATGCCAACGTAGGTCTCCGAACTGCGCTCAGGGAAGACGCACTAGCTAGAGGACAGCGTGTAGATCCTAGATTCCGAGACGCCACCGCTTTTTACGACGACCATGCAGGCAGCACCACTAGAGCTTTCAGCATCCTGAATGAAGCCGAGAGGAATGCGGGAAGGCTTCTTGACCCCGGCAACTACAACCTCATCCGTCACTACTACAGACGCAGGCCCACCGAGAGATCACAGCAGCCCAGATCTGAAACCCCCTTCCTTGGGCGCTCCTCCGAAAGTCCTACATACCTTGGTGGTCCCAGAAGAACTCTGGGCATCTACGTTGACTCACCCGATGGTCTTGCCCAGATGTACACAGGCAACAGTGCAGGCACTACGAGACTCCCCGAAGGAGAAGCTTTTGATATGTCTTCCTTTCTAGGAAGACAGTCTTCCCCGGTGGAGTCTGGAATCTTTGCGATGGGTGGACCCGCACCTTCGCCTATCTCTCCGTTCAACCTCGATTCTTTCCTTGGCCGATCTGCCCCTGTCCCCACTTCTACGACTGGAGTTGCTGAGTCTGTTTCCGGAATGATGGGGGGTGGTCTTGTCGGTGGTCGAACTCCGTTCCGCAAAGGTGGGGCGATGGATCGAATGGTTTCGGAGATGACTAGGAATATTTCCAGTAGGTGATTGATCTACTGGATCGAATCTTCTTCTTCCTCCTGTCCCTGTTTCAAAAAACAAAGTCAGAAGAGAAGCCTGAAATACTTCCTGATTCAAAAGAAGAAGAGGATATGGAAGAAGACGAATTTGAAACTTTCTACCAGATCATCCGAGAAAAGGAGTCAGACCCCAATACTCCTTTTATCAGAACGAGGTTCAAACCGAAGGGTGGCTCGACTGCTTATGGTCCCTTGCAGACCACGGGGCAGCGGGTTGATACGATGATCTCCGCTTTGGGTGACAGCCTGACTTCAGATGAACTTTCAGCCCTGTCACTCCTTAGGGACAGACAAAGACTCGCTGCGTTTTACGGCGGCGATGACAGGAAGAAGTACGAAGACCCCGATAGTCCCAACTATAAGCCTAAAGAGTTTTTAGACATGATGGACTACGGGGGGAACCTCGGGATCACCGATTCTGATACACAGAGGTTGATCGAGTCTGCTCAAAAGAAAGAGCTTCTTCGCCACTACAAAAACCATGGTGGGGACTTCGCCAGGGCGGCAGCAGCTTGGCATGGCGGTGACAATTGGGAATCCGGTAAGGATACTCCGAAAAAGAGAAGAACTGCGAACTACGGCAGGGATGCTGTCCGTCGTCTGAAAAAGAGACGAGAAGCCCTTAGACTGAGTTCTGATTCTGATGGACGAAAGTTCTTTTAGAGGTTTGGTTTGGCGATAGAAAAGTCACTATCAGAAATGCCTGTATCGATTGAAGACCTCCTACCTGAGGAGAGCTTTGAAATTGATATCGAGGAGAGCCCCTCTTCCGTTGTTATGGAAATGGAAGATGGGGGTGTTCTGATCGACTTTGACCCTGATGCCGCTGATCAGCAGATCGTCCCGTTTGGAGAGAACCTTGCTGATTACATGGACGAACAGGACTTGGGTGCTCTGGCATCTGATCTAGTAGGCCAGTTCCTTGGGGACAAAAGCAGTCGCAAGGATTGGGAAGAGTCCTACATCGAGGGGCTCGACCAGCTTGGGATGAAGATTGAGGATCGCACCGCTCCTTGGGAGGGAGCGTGTGGTGTAACTCATCCTATCCTTTCCGAAGCTGTGGTGAGATTCCAGAGTCAGGCTATTGGTGAGATCTTCCCTGCTAGTGGTCCGGTTAAGACTCGCATTGTCGGCAAGATGACCGCTGAGAAGGAGAAGCAGTCTCACCGCATTCAGGACTTTATGAACTACCTCACGACTGAGGTGATGTCTGAGTACAGGCCTGAGACTGAAAAGCTTCTCTTCAGTCTTCCCTTGGCTGGTTCTGCTTTCCGAAAGATCTACTGGGATCCCAACATGAACCGCCCCTGCGCGATGTTCATCCCCTCCGAGGATCTCGTCGTTTCCTACGGTGCCTCTTCCCTGAGAACCTGTGAGCGCATCACTCATGTCATGAAGCGGAGCGCCAACGACATCCGCAAGCTTCAGGTTGCCGGGTTCTACCGTGACGTAGACATCTCCCCCGGCTCTGGGGTCGAGGGCAAGATTCAGGAGAAGTACGACGACATTACTGGGGAAAGCCCCAGCTATGACTCGGACAGCCGACACACTGTGCTTGAGATGCATGTCGATGTGGATCTTAAGGGCTTTGAAGATCTTGACGAATGCTGCGAGTCTACTGGCATCGCTCTTCCGTATGTTGTGACGATTGATGCCGACTCCAGAGAGATCCTGTCTATCCGAAGAAACTGGATGGAAGACGATCCGAACCGGATGCGCCGGGAGCACTTCGTTCATTACGAGTATGTTCCGGGCCTCGGGTTCTACGGCTTCGGCCTTGTCCACATGATTGGTGGCATCGCTAAGTCGGCCACGTCGATCCTCAGGCAGCTTGTTGATGCAGGCACTCTGAGCAACCTGCCGGGTGGCTTGAAGTCCAGAGGGCTTCGCATTCGAGGAGACGACACTCCGATCTCCCCCGGCGAGTTCAGAGACGTTGATGTCCCCAGTGGCTCGATTGCAGAGAACATCACCTTCCTCCCTTACAAGGAACCGTCTACGGTTCTCGCGCAACTTCTAGGCAACATTGTTGAAGAGGGTCGCCGGTTCGCCTCTCTCACTGACCTGAACATCAGTGACATGAATCAGCAGGCTCCTGTTGGCACCACTCTCGCTCTGATTGAGCGATCGATGAAGGTGATGACTGCGATCCAGGCTCGGCTCCATGCGGCGATGAAGGAGGAGTTCAAGATCCTTGAGGGTATTGTCCGAGACCATGCTCCTCATGAGTATCCGTATGATCTTGAAGGTGATGAGGTTATGAAGCCTCAGGACTTCGATGATCGTGTCGATGTCATTCCGGTGAGCGATCCCAATGCTTCGACTATGGCGCAGCGGATTATGCAGTATCAGGCAGCACTTCAATTGGCTGGCACTGCACCTCAGCTTTATGACTTACCCCGGCTCCACAGACAGATGGTGGATGTCTTGGGCATACCGGATGCGGATCAGATTGTCCCGCTTGAAGATGAGATCCCGCCGTTGGATCCGGTCTCTGAAAACATGAATCTTATCCTTGGTGATCCCGTTAAGGCTTTCATGTATCAGGATCATCAGGCTCACATCCAGTCTCATATGTCTGCGGTTCAAGAACCTCGAATGGCTGAAATGCTTGCGATGGACCCTCAGGCTCAGTCAAAGCAGGCTGCTCTTTCCGCTCATATCGCAGAGCATCTTTCGTTCCAGTACAGATCGGAGATCGAGCAGCAGCTTGGTGTTTCGCTCCCTCCGCCTGACGAGCCGTTGCCTGAGGATGTTGAAGTCCAGCTTTCCAAGATGGTGGCTGAAGCTTCCGCTCGACTTCTTCAGCAGTCTCAGGCTGAAGCTCAGCAGGCTGAAGCTCAGGCTCAGGCAGAAGATCCGGTCATACAGATGCAGATGCGAGAGCTTCAGATCAAGGAGCAGGAAGCCATGTCCAAGGCTCAGGAGAGACAGGACAGACTCCAGCTTGATCTGGCGAAGATGCAGTCGAGAGATCAGATCGAGCGTAAGCGCATTGATACCAATGCCCTTAAGGAAGAGGACAAGATTGAGGCGCAGGTATTCGCTGAGATCCTCCAGGCTGCGCTTGAAGAAAAGAAGCTTGACTCAAAGCAGATTGAAGAGGGCATGAAGATTGCCATGGAAGCGATTAAGGCTGGGGAAACTTCTTAATGCCCACCTTCGATGAAGTCTTTCTTAACTCGATAAGAGAACTCAGGGCTAGCCACGAAGAAGCTCTTATCGGTGGTTCTATTAAAAGTATGGAAAGCTACAAGCAGATATGCGGCTTCCTTCAGGGGCTTGATGCTGCCGAAGCGGAGTACAAGAGAATCGTATCTGCTGTAGATGGAGATGATTCGCTCTAGTGAGCGCATAGGGTTTTACTGGAGTTCCCTTAAAACTCCTGCATAAAAGGTGAATCAATTGTCTGAAGCAATTCAGTACAGCGATGTAAAGCCGGAAGAGATCGAGGGAGATCGCCCCTCGCAGTTGCCGGAGCCTAGTGGGTTCCGTCTTTTGATTGCTCTGCCGGATGTTGAGGAAACGACAGAGGGCGGTCTTTACATTCCCGACGAACGACGAACTGCTGAGTCCGTCGCAAGCATTGTTGGGTTTGTTCTCAAGGCTGGGCCTGATGCGTACACGGATAAGGATCGGTTCCCGAATGGCCCTTGGTGCCAGGAAGGTGATTGGATCGTGATGCGTGCTTACTCTGGCACGCGACTTCGTATCCACGGGAAAGAGTTTCGCATCATTAATGATGATTCCGTAGAGGCGGTCGTTCAGGACCCGCGAGGAGTTGTTAGGGCATGAGCGAGAACGCACTCGACGATCTAATGGGGAACGCCCTCACTGAGCCCATCGTAGATGTGAACAGTGATGAGGAGTTCGATTTAGAAATTGTTGATGATCGGCCTGAAGAGGACCAGGTGCCGGAACGAGATGAGTCTGTTGCTTCTGGCGATGAAGTTCAGGAGTACAGCGGTCGAGCCGGTAAGAGAATCAACAAGCTCAAGTATGAGTTTCATGAGGAGCGACGGCAGAAAGAGGCTGCTGAAAGAATGCGAGAGGAGGCTGTTCGTTACGCCGAGAACATGCATCGGCAGAACGAAGAGCTTCGCCAAGTCTTAGGGCAGGGCGAGAATCTACTCCTTGAGCAGATGAAGCAGGCTAATGACGCCCAGCTTTCTCAGGCAAGAGACACATACAAGAGTGCTTACGAAGAAGGGAACACGGACAAGCTTCTGCAAGCGCAGGAAGCCTTGATGCGTGCCCAGAGGGAAAGAGAGTTTGTCGAGTCGAATCAGGGGGTTGTTCCTGATCATCTCAGACAGCCCTCGCCTCCCCCTCCGACCCAGCCGGATCCTAAGCTCTCCAGTTGGATGGCTCAGAATGAATGGTTCGGGAAAGATGAGGAGATGACTTCTCTTGCATATGGCATTCACTCTAGTCTTGTTAGTTCAGGTATTGATCCTAAGAGTGACGACTATTACAATAAGATTGATCAGAGAATGCGTCAGGTATTCCCTGATCGGTTTGAGAACGAGATGGCTGGAGAGGAGCCTGTTGCGAGTTCTCGGACCTCAACCGTGGTCGCCCCTGCTGGGCGCAACTCGAATAAGCCACGCAAAGTGCAACTAACCTCCACCCAGGTAGCCCTCGCGAAGCGCCTCGGGTTAACACCAGAACAGTACGCCAAGCAGCTCCTGAAGGAGATCCGGTAATGACTGAGTCGCGCAGTAACAAAGAAGTGTCTCCCCGTAATCGTGACGTGGAGACAAGAGAAACTCAGAAGCGAGAGACGCCGTGGAAACCTGCGGCCCTTACACCCTCTCCTAATCCTCGCGAGGGATTGGAGTTCCGGTATGTCAGGGCTTCCATGCGTGGTGAGGAAGACAACATCAATGTCTCGCAAGCACTGCGAGAAGGGTGGGAACCTGTCCTTGCCGCTGATTATCCCGAACTGATGATCACATCAGATCGAGGTAGTCAGTATCCCGACAATGTCCTTATTGGTGGACTTCTACTTTGCTCCCGACCCACTGAGATCGGGAAGCAGGTTAGAGCCTATGCTGATAAGGAGTTGAGGGAACAGATGGATGCAGTCGATCGCAATTACTTCAGAGAGCAGGATTCGCGTATGCCAATGCTCCAGCCGGAGCGGCGTTCGCGGATCACGTTTGGCGATGACTGATAATGGATGTCCCATTGTCGGCTATCGCTAGATTGATCTAGGAGATAGTCCAATGGCTTTTGGACTCAGAAACGCAAGTAATGCGTTTTCCGGTACGAATACCGGTGGTCTCCTGCGTTTCCAGATGGCGGATAGTTATGCCACTGCAACTTTTGCAGGGGATCCGATTATCTTGAATGCCGGGACTGGTTATGCAGAGCGAGATGGGGCTGCGCCGACTAATGCTTCGGGCGATGTTGTCGGTTTTGCAGTTGGCTTTCACTATACCAATACGTCGAGTACCCCCACTTGGAATCAGTACTACCCTGCTTCCGGGGGGACGGATGTTTATGTTCTGGTGACGCCTGCTTCTAAGAGCAACCTTTTCGAGGTGCAGGGTGCTAATTCGTGGAACATCAATCAGATGGGTGTTCAGAATGCGTTAACGGCTGGTGCAGGTAGTACCACCACTGGCAACTCTGGTTACGTGGTTAACAACGCCACTACTAGTGCTGGCACTGGCGCTGTCATTATCCGTGGGGTGAAGGAAGACGGGGAGAACGAAAACAGTTCTACTCCCATCCTTTACGTGCAGCTTGCTGACGGCGTGTCGGCATTTGAGACGGGAGTTTAATCATGGCGATTTCACGCGCACAAATGATGAAGGAACTCCTTCCCGGTCTGAACGCTCTGTTCGGGTTGGAGTATCAGCAGTACGAGGACGAGGCTGGCGAGATTTACGAG